TACAAAAAGAAATTGAACGTGTCGGTGATCTCGACAAGTTGAATTACAACCAACGTAAAGCACTTGCTGAAGCTACTGGTAAAGATTTTTCTGAACTACAAAAGATTCAGACTCAAAAGAAAAACTTGTTGGAAGCAGAACGATTGTTTCCAGAAGAAGCAAAGAAAATGAAGAAGGCTCAAGAGGAATTGAGATCTCTTGAGAAAAAAGGAGCTGATGCACGTAAAGCAGAACTTGAGTTGATGTTGAGACAAAAGACTGCTGAAGCTGAATCTCAAAAATTGGCACAAGCAAAAGAACAAGCATTGTTGAATCTTGGTAAGTTACTTCAACCAGTATACGCAATAATAATGTCGGTTCAAACGGCATTCTTTAATGCTATAGCTGCTATACTTTCATTCAAAGCTTCTTGGTCACAAGTATTGATTGCAATCACAGTGGGTGTTGGAACTGTATTAGTAGCGTTCTACACACTTAAGTTCGGATTGACCAAGGTGTTGGAGTTCTTGGGTAATATGTTTGGCAAAGCTGCTCAAGTCGCTGGTGAAGGTCTCGGTAAGGGTCTTGAAGGTATATCAAGAGGTATTACTTCTTTAGGAACTGCTGTTGGTGGACTCAAGTGGAGTGACATGGCAAAGTTGGCAGTATTGTTGGTGTTGATCACTGGAGCAGCCATGGGATTAGGATATGCTATGAGTATGCTTGGACAAACCAGTGCAACACAAATACTAGCATTTACTGCCGCTTTAGTAATACTTGGTGCTGGACTAGCTATAATTGCAGGATTGATGACACCACCTTCACCACTTGGTGCTGGTTTGTTGATTTTTGCTGGAGCCTTGGCTGTAACATCACTTGCAGCAATTGGATTTGCTAAAGCTATACAAATGGTAACACCATCGCTTGGTATAATTGGTGGGGTAATTCTAGGATTGGGAAATATTGTTGCAGGTGTTATTACAACGGCATTCAAAACCATGTTGGACATATTCAAACAACTTCCAGCTGTAGTTGGTGGAGTTGCCGGCCCACTTGTTAAGTTGGCATTGGTGTCTCCATTGTTAATCGTGGCAGCTGCTGGTGTTGGAGCACTATCAGCATCACTAGGAATACTAGGTGCTGCTTTGATATTGTTCCCAACCAGAGAATTGACCAGAGTAACAACACAATTGAGTTTGTTAGCAATATCAGCATCTGGTATTAGAGCCGCAGTTTCATCATTAAAAGAACTAAGTGGTATAGAACTACCAAAAATAGAACTTGGTAATGTAGCTGCTCTAGCCGCAGTATCGGCAGTAACGTCTGCTAACAAAAGTAATGAAACAAAAGAAATCAAACAAGGTCTTGAACTTGTTGCTCAAAAGATCGATACATTGACCACAATGATGGCAAATGGTGGTATCGCAGTCAATCTTGATGGTCGTCAGGTCAACTATGCTTTGGCAAAATCTGCTAATACTAGAGGATCTCTTGGTCAGGCAACCTTCTAATCTGATATTTATATACAATGGCAAATAGTCAAACATTCGTAGAAGGATTAACCGGTGGTGGTGATCAAATCACTACACTCGCAAACATTCAAGGTGCTGGTCTAAGACTACCATCACCCACCGCCGACTTTATCAACATAAGATCGCCTGGTAAACTTCGTGCATTGTTTGAAAGCAATGGTAATGCTGAAAGACTATATTCTATCAATAAACCAGAAGATGTTGGTTTGGCAGATGCACTAAAGTCTAGGTTTGACTATAAGAATCCAAATCAAGGTCAACGATCAAAAGTAACGGGTTTTGTTCGTGCTGCTACCCAAGATGCCAACTTGGTCAGAAAGTTCATGGGATCTGGTAAAGGAACTCGTTTCATTGTCAAACAATTGATTCTACAAGGATATCAACCGTTTGATGAAACCAAGGTCTACAATCCAGGCTCTCCATTGATTGCCGCTTTAAAACCAGCTTCATTCGGTCTATTGGACTGGCCAACCAGACACATAGACACCAGTAACCTTATTGGTGGTATTGTCAACGGTATTGGTCTTGGAAGTGTAGTATCGACCGTAGGTGCTTTGGTCGGAGGAGCACCAGCACAACCACCTCCACCACGTTCATCGGTCGCCAGTGCGGCTAGCAACGGTATTGGATTAAGCACACTTACCAGTCTTGTTGGTGGTGGTGATAGATCCAACGAAGTTGTAGCTCCAATAGCAAGAGGAGACGTTAAAGACCTTCTAAGAGGTAACACTGCTACAAACGCATACAATTCACCAAGATATAGTCGTTTGGTGAGTCAAGGTGCGGGATCATTTTTTAGTAGATTGTTGTCGGGTGTAGGTAAGTTCATACAGAACAATACTGTAGTCGGTGGTATTCTTCCTCCAAAGCAACCATGGGCAGCTAAGTTTCGTGCTGATGAAGAAACCTATGATTTGTATTTGAATGCTGGTAAGTTGTTTGATGCAAATTCAACTGGAATCAAGAACGGTGGTATTTTGAGTGGGTTGTTGAATTCTATTGGATTTGGCAAAAGAGCTAATTACTCACAAGCAGTAACACAAAGATTCTACAATAAGTCCAAGAACAAGCCAAATCTTTCTAGGTTGACGATCACTGGTAACTTATACAAATCTAGTCAACCATCAACCATTACATCACTTACAGGTGAAGTTGGTCTATACAATGGATCTGAACCTTTCTTGGGTAATCAAATTACCACTGAGAAGAACGACAATTCAGTATCAGACAATTCGTTGAAGTATGGTAAGTTGGTCACCAGAGGTTATTATGGTGAACAAGAAAGAAGTGATCAACTTCTTAATTACAAGTCGTTGATGGATGGCACCAAGAACTTCAATGACACGTTTGTTGACACCCAGACACTTACAGTTCAAAGGTTGATCAACAATCTTGATACTTCGGTCAATACCATCAAGGGTTCTAACGAAGAGAAATATTCGGTAAACAGAAGTAATTTACAACCTCTTCAATTTGCTAAGTTTGGTTCAAGTAAAGTTGGTATGGATTATCTAAAAGATCTCAATCCTAGCAACTTAAACTCTCCAAGTCCTTCACAGAACAACACTTATCAAGGTCGTTGGAGAGTGGATGAAACAACTGGAAACAAGGTTCCTACTCGTCTTGGAGAAGGACCAAATGATCGTTATATTCGTCCAACAAACAATGTTGATTATGTCAATGCGTTAGAGGTATTGAAACAAGATCAGTTTGATGCTTTATATGCCAATACCGACAAGTTTGGTGTGTATGGACCAGACATCATCAAGTTCTATTTCTATGACATTGTAAACAAGAAATACATACCATTCAATGCGACGGTCAAGTCAATCAGTGACAACAACAACGCAACTTGGGAGACTGTTGAATATCTAGGTCGTGCGGACAAGCTATACTACTACAAAGGATTTACTCGTAGTGTCAGTTTCAACTTCACTGTTAATGCACACAGTGTGAAAGAATTGATGCCTATGTGGAACAGAATCAACTATCTGGTAGGATTGACTCGTCCAGCAAACTATACTGCTCGTCAATTTGGTGGTTTTATGGTGTCACCAATGGTTCAATTGACATTGGGTGATTTCTATAAAAATCACAATGTGGTTATCAATAGTTGTAACGTAACTATTCCAGAAGATGCTGGTTGGGAAACAATACCAGAAGAAGCCGGTAAAAACGGACAAAGTTGGTATTATGGTCCAAACAAGGCAATATCTTGGGAAAATTCATCAGCATTATTGAACAGTTCCATAGATCAAAGAAAAGGAAACTCTACTGGTCGTGTGGCACAATTTCCTAAGACAGCAGATATTCAGATTGAAATGAGTGTGCTTGAAAAAGATCTACCATATGTTGGAAAAGCTATATGGGGTGATGCACCAGTTCAAATCTTTAATCCAGAAGACATTGGCGAGACTGGTCCAAGAACCGAATTTTATGGAGACAAGTCACAAGACAATGCTTCGGTCAACAAGTTCTCGCAAAATATTAGATACGATATTAACCGTGTTGATCAAACTAATGTTGCCGCAACACCATAATTATACAGTATGAGATATCAATTTACACCGATCCAAAAGCGCTGGGACGGAAACCGAGTATATGCTACAACATATTACCCAGTTATTCCACCAGATGTCAATGATATTTATATTACTGCTAGTGAAGAAGATTATCTTGATAGTTTAGCTAAAAAGTATTATGGTAATGAAAGTTATTGGTGGGTAATTGCAAATGCTAACGGTTTGGGTAATGGTAGACTATCTATACCAGTAGGAAAGCAAATCAGAATACCAGGCAATTTACCACAAATTATGCAGGATCTTAAAGAAGCAAATTAAGTTATATGGCAACAACACCAAATGTCCAATTACAACCTACATGGGCAAAACCACAAGCATCTGATATCGTTGAAAGAGACGTAAGATGGTGGGAAGCACAAAATATTCCATGGCAGTTGGTTCGTGAACTTCGTAGACGTAAGAACAGTATCAACATAGGACAAAACGCTGGCGTCAACACAGTAACTAATTTTCAAATGGATCATGAAACCTATAGAGGTCCAATGACTCCATGGGTTCGTGCATTTTCAAATGGAACTGGTCAAGTAGGATCACCAACAGTCCCAATCAGTAAATACTTGTTAAAGAACGACAAGCTTCCAATATACGAAGGATTTGTTCTTAGTGGTGGTGAAGGATTTAACAATGCTTATGGATTCAAACGACAAGGAAATGCCTTGGTTGAAGATAAAGCAATAATTGGTTATCAAGCCAATGGAAATCCTCATTTCATAGACACAAAGTATAGAACCAGCACATATTATGATGCCGGTGCGCATTGTCCAGGTGGACTAAAGTTCCCACAAAACTCTACAGTTCCGTCTATACTACCACCACCCGGCATCACATCTGTGAACGTCAAGACAAACAAAGACATGATGTCGAATGCCACGATCAACTGGCAATGCTACAGTCTTGCGCAGTTGGAATACATGATGCCATTTTGGTTGAGTCCAAAGATCAATGTGTTCTTGGAGTTTGGTTGGAATTTATTCAACATTGATTCATTGGTTCCTTTGGATGATGTAAACGAATGTTACAAGTTGATTCTAAGACCAGAGTTGGCACTTGAAAAGTATTACAAGTCATTTGGTAACTATGGATTGATCACCGGAATCATATCCAAATATAACTTCTCTACAGAAGACGGATTTGTATACAACTGCACAACAGAACTTATCTCAAGACAAGCAATGTATGCTGGATACAGAGCTGATAATCCAACTGTTTCACAAGGTGATGACAAACAACAAGCTGACACAAAGGAATATGTCAACTTGAAGGACTTTTTCTCAAACTATCTTCAGTTTACAAAACAAGTTCTTGAGAGCCGTGAAAATTACATCAACTATTTGCTTGATCCAAAGAACACTGAGACCCTAAGAAAGGCTCTTAGTAAACAAGCAAAAGACGAAAAGAAACAACAGGTTCAAGCACAACAAACTGGATTGCCTGGTAATTTTAAACCATCAAACAATTTCTATTCTGGAAAGAAAGAAAACAGAGTGTTTATGGGACGTATTCAAGACGTTTACAAGGCAAGTAAAATTCCAAAAAAGAAAACTTTGAGTCGAGCTGATGCCGCAACTCTTGGAGGTCGTAGAAATCCAACTCCTGGCAATCCAATGCCAGCGGGGTCACGAGCAGCGGCAGCGGCTGCAGCTGGTCAACGTGGAACTCAAACGTCTGGAACACCATCACCAGCAGGCTCCAGAGGCGCTGCAGCCGCTGCAGCTGGTTTACGTGGAAATCCAGTCCCAGTCCCAGTTCCAAATACAAGTGAGGTTATAACTTATGCTCCAGGCGAGTCTGGTCCAACAAATAATGGAGTTGCATACAAAAACGTTGTATCGTTTGCAGATAAATCCACAGATTTTGATTATGAGGATGGTTCTAATGATGAAGCATGGTATCAATTGGATTTCGTTTTTGAAATTATAAACCTCTTTTGTGCCGAGCCAAAAACCGGAAACAACAACATTGATATTTCTGACATAATCATTGGTGGTCATCCAAATTTGATTTCATGTGATAAAGATGTGTTGATTCCAAATCCAATTGCTCCAAAAATAAACATTGGTCGTGCTGGTCCAAAAGGTTACTTAGATCAATCTGATGTTAGCAATAACGCATTTTTGGATCAGTATTATTGGGAAAATTACAATTCCAAGATCAATGCTGGTTTGAAAGAAGAGAAGGATAGGGCACAAAAGTTGAAAGCAAATTCTTTGGATGCTGAATGTATTACAACAATTTCATCTCCACTTTGGAAAGCGGCTCTTAAAGCACGTAACACATTTAAAACAGGTGTTGCAGCCAGAGATAACTTGGATACAATCATCAATTGGTTGTATTATACTATTGGCGGACAAGGAACCAATAGTGCAGCATTTCCTTTTAGTCAACCAAAGACTGTCGGTAGTAGAACGTATCAAGCACACTACTATGGATATCTCAAGAACATATACATCAGTAAGTCACGATTGATTGAAATTGGTAAAGACACCGAATTGAAGACATTGGAACAAATCGTCAACAAGATTCTAAACATCATCAACGATGCTGTAGATAATTTCTGGAACCTACAAACTGTGAAGAATGAAAACGGTGGGTTATCTATTATTGACAAAAATCTTTCATTGCCTAGAGAATATGAAATCTACAAATTTGATATTGGATCAACTTCAAATGTCATCAAGAAGATTGATTTTCAAGTTAATTTGACCAATGAACAAGTCAACTCAGTGTTGTATGGCAGTGGACAAAATGCTGCAAATAATACAGCGGGACAAGTAACTGATATATTGAACAATTCCAATCTTAATCTGATACAGAAGAAAGATAAGATCACACAAATCAAAACTGGTTTGCCAAGTTTGAACTATGCGGATCGATTTGACAGTTATCAGATATTGGATGAGGTCAACAAAAAGTTGAAAGAAATTGATGACCAAATCCGAAAAGAAAGAAATGAACCACCAAAACAACAATCGGATTCGGAACTAAATCAAACGGTTCCACATGGGCCTATTGTTGACAAAAATGAAGAAATACGCAGAATACAGACTCAAGGTAAACAAGACGAAAAAGTGTTGGTAATGCGTGTAAGAGCTCTTTTGCCTGGTGAAGATCCATATGGTCCAATTGAAGAAAAGAGTTACAAAACACAGATACTTGGCATTGATAACCCATTCTCTGGAGAGGTTAAAACGTCACTTGCCAAGTTTGGTTGGGTAATGTTGAATCTTCCACCAACATTGAAAGGCAAACTCAGAGAAATGTTGGATGACAGTGATACTACAAACAACAACTCAAAGTATTCTGGTCCAGCTGATAACTTCACGTTGACCTTGACATTTGATGGTATATTTGGATTTAGAATGTTCCAACACATAGCTATATCAAATCTACCAAAGCCATATGTCCCAGGCAATGTCATATTTATGATTAACGAGGTTGACCATCAGATAAATGCCGGCAAGTGGGAAACTGTGGTCACAGCAATGTTAAGATGTTGTCCTGACCAAAATTACAAATTTATAGACGTATGATTCAAGATACTGATCCAGCATTAGCATACAGATTAGGATTGGAGAAATTCAGTCTATTCTTTCCTAGCACCTATATTCCTACACCAAAAAAGAAGGACTATGAATATGGTTGGATAACCAGATACTTTGTTGGTAAAAAGAATCAACAAATGATCATAGAAACAAATGCTAGAGACTATGGTGCCACCGACGAGGCTTTTTTTGTGAAAGGTAAGTTGGACTGGCAAATTAGCGGAAGAAAGAACAGTTTATACAAAGATCGAATTTTGTTAGAAGCTGGAGTTCAAGAAAACAACTTGTTACAAATTTCAAACTTGAACAAAACTCTGCCAGGCATCGAGATTGTTTTGTCTAATCCACTACAATTCTGGCAAGGCTATTAAATATATTTGACAGTAGCACAGCATGATGTATATTGTATGCTGTGTCACAATCATCCAAAATATATTTGAAGTTCATCTTCAGAGATACAAACCTTCATCCGTCGCAAGACAAGGTGATTGCGGCGTTTGTTTACGATTATCAAACCAAACAGTCGGAATACTTTAATTTTGAACATCCCGACGTAACCGCAAACTCAACTCTTAAGACGTTCAAGAAAACGTTGGCAAATAAGAAGGTTTATGTCAACAACAAGAAACGATACAAGTATCATATTCCAAATGCGGAATTATATGACATAAACTTGTTTTCCTTTCTTAAAGATGGTGAGGTTGTTGAAATGCCAAATCATTTGTATACCACACAGTTACAGATGACTCACAACAAGTTGAATCATGTCAATTTGGTGGTTCCGTATGTTGTTCACCAAAATGAATTTGATGCAGAAGTAGATCTAATTGATCAGTATGAAGATGAAAACACAGATTCATATTGTTTCAAGTTTTTCAATAACATTGTTACAGATACTTTGTTTGAAGTTGAACGTAATGGTATTCATGTCAATACTCCTCAATTCAAAGCTTGTTTTCCAAATGCAAGAGTTGTGACTAGTGAGGATGGTAGTCAAGATACTGTCTACAGTGAGTATTATATTTACAATCCAACTGGCAGACCAAGCAACAAGTTTGATAGTGTAAATTATGTAGCTCTTAACAAAGAAGACGGATGTCGTGAAAGTTTTACATCTAGGTTTGCCAATGGTAAACTAATGATGGTTGACTTTACTGGTTTTCATCCGTATCTAGTCGCACAATTGATTCAATACAAGGTTCCAGATGAAGAAACCATTTATGAACATTTGGCCAAACAGTATTACAATATTGATGTAGTAGATGTAAATACATTGTCTAAATCCAAGAAACAGACGATGGTGAATTTGTATGGTCAGATATCAGACAAACATATACAAATACCTTACTTTGAAAAGGTGGAAGAACTTAAGAATAGGTATTGGGAAGAGTTTACCAACAAGGGCTATGTAAAGACCCCTATCTACAAACGTAAGATCAATCAACATCATATTATTGATCCTAACAAGAACAAGTTGTTTGCTTATATCATTCAAGCAACTGAGACTGAATATGGATTGAACAGTCTTGGTAATGTGTTGAAATATGTGTCGGGTAAACCGATTATACCAATATTATACATTTATGACAGTATATTGTTTGATGTGGATAGTAGTGTGAAACCCGAAGAAATCAACGATGTAGTGGACATTATCAGAAATAAACGGTTCAAGGTAAAGGTTTATGAAGGAAATAATTACAATGATTTGAAATTAGTCTCAAGTTAAACATATTTATAATTGATGAAATTCAACTCAATTATAAACGATGTGTGTTGTGACAGTCGTATAAAAGATGGCGTGTTGAGGCTAGAAATGCCTGAACACGTTTTTGTGTTACAAGAATACTTGGAGAAGGCTGGATTTTCAATTGATGCGGTGGTCGAGAGAACAGCAAAGTTGTTTGAAGCAGGTCGTTTCCCAGAACGTCAGGCTTACAATAAAGATGGTATATTGGTTACATTTCCAAGCAAAGAATATCGTGACCGTGCCGTAGATAAAGGAACTCACTTTGCAGAAAACCCGAAGAAAAATGCAGGAACTTTGTTTTCACCCTCTGACACAGGAGGACTATCAACCGCTGATATTGCGAAAACCGATTCTGGTGAAGAAGACAAACAAGATAAGTCTGACACAGTTTCTCTTGACAAGGAGTTGAACAAGAAAGTTACTGGGGATGATAAAAAAGACGACAGAAGCACAAAAGAAAAAGTTCAAGATGCGGCTGCTGTTGATTCAATTTTGACTGGCGGAGTTCCATTGATCAACCAACAAGTAGATGAATGTGAAGATTGTGGGTGCAATGATTGTGAGAAAGAAGAATATACTGTCAACGAAGCAACTGAATTGGGATATGTAAAAAATGGTCTTCGTTGGTATGACAAGGCTGGCAACATGATTGGTGAACAAGTTTATAAAGAAAATGTTGGTCCAGTTGTTGTAGTAGAAAAGCAAGTCAAATGTAATGCTCAAAAAATGGAGTATCACATCAATGACGAGTTTGCTGGAATTGAAACAGACGACGATGTTGCTAAGAAGATTGTAGCAAAGTTGAAGAAACAAGGTATCAAAGCATCAACTGCATTGGGTAATTTGAGATGTAATATTACCAATCCTATTTTTGCAAATATTGACAGAACCTCAAAGACCGATTTGATCTTTGAAGGTAAGACACGTATGAGAGCCAGTTTGAAGGCAAAGGGAGCACAAATTTGTAGTGCTCAAAATGCCGAAGTCAATTCTGTAGTATCTGCTATTTTGAAAGACTCTGGTGAAGACGTAAAGGTGATGGAACAAGTTTCGTCATTCATTATGGATGGTCTACAAAAGAAGTTTTATATCGGACTAAACGATGAAGTAAAAGAGAAACTACAAAAGTCGTTGACGAATGCTGTTAAAGGTAATAAATCTGTAGATCAAATCAAAGCAGAAGTTGGTGATATTGAGAAGATCATTATTCAAAACAAACAGTTTGTAAAGAAGGGTGTGATACCTGTTAATACTGAAACTGTGATGTTGACACTCAATAGTGTATTTGTTCAACCAGCTCGTCGTCGTTTGCTAATTGAGGAACTTGCTACTGGAAAACGTAGATTCCAACAAGGAAAGGCAGACTTTAGTGCCGAGTGTATTGCCGACTATATGATGACTTGGGACTGTAGTGGTGATTGCCATTATTACACAGTAGATAAGTTCATTACTGAAAACGATAAGAACATATCGTTCAGATTTTCAAACCGTGGTGGCACCCGTGGTATTGCGATTCGTGGTGATATTAAACTAGAAGAAATCAAATTGGATGAAGGCCTTATGGACACACTGCAAAACATAGGCAAGTCGATCAGTGACTATTTTAGTGATGTTTGGACCACAATCAAATCGCTTAGTGGCGAATTAAAAGACTTTTTCACAAAGGCTTGGGAGAACATCAAATCTGGTTTACAAAGTATATTTGAAGTGTTATTGCGCTTTTCGAGATATCTAAATGCGTTGATTTCTGAGGGATGGGAAAGCTTCACAGAATTTTTAGGATTTGAAGGACATGCCGATGGTGCTTGGAGATGGGAAATGCCAAACACATCGACGCAGTTACCTCCTGTTGCTGAACCTACATTAACATGATTCAAAAACAACTGCTTTGCACATTCTCAGACAGCAACAAATATTTGTCAGTCGTAGACGAGATCAAAAAGACCTACGAGATGGCAGATAACAAAATATTCGTGTTTGCTAACGAGAAGAATCTGAGAGAAATTTATCTCACATTCAATATTGTTAAAAACATCGATTCCAAAATCAAATATCCGAATACGATAAGCGTTCACAGAAAGAAGCAAACCAACACGCTATATACGTTGAATGCGATGAACAGATTGATTGAAGACGAGAACAACGGTGTGTTCGATAAAACCTTTCAATTAAACTGGGATTTATACAAAAATAGCATCATTTTGGTAGCAGATCCAGGCGTAAAAATAGTCGGATTAAAGTTGTTTTCTGTGCTTTCTTGGTGATACTTATTTATACCTTGACGGTTCTCTGCATACACTGTAGAGTATTGTCATGGTGATTCGTTACGAATCTTAATTTAAGTGAATTAAGAATACTTAACTAATTAACCTATAAACTAATTAACTAATTAAACTAATTATGGCACTAAATATATCGCAGTTGAAGAGTCGCTTGAACTCCCTTTCAAGCCAAGGTTCTGGAAACAGTAAGAAGAATGATGTTCTCTGGAAGCCTAATCCCGGTAAGCAAGTTGTTCGTATTGTTCCCTACAAGTTCAATCCCGAGAATCCGTTTATTGAACTCAAGTTCCACTATAACATCAATGGTAAGACCTATTTGTCTCCTGACAGCTTTGGTCGTCCAGATCCTATCGTGGAGTTTGCCAATCGTTTGAAGAAGACTGGTTCCAAGGAAGATTGGCAGATGGGTCGTAAGATGGAACCCAAGATGCGCACATTCGCCCCTGTGATCGTTCGTGGTCAAGAGAGTGAAGGTGTGAAGTTCTGGGGATTCGGTAAGACCGTGTATCAAGAGCTTGTGTCGGTATGTCTTGATCCAGAGTATGGTGATATTACTGATCTCGCAAATGGTCGTGATATTACCATTGAGTTCAAGACCGCAGAGGAAACTGGTAAGAGCTTCCCTGAGACCACAGTTCGTGTGAAGCCAAATGTCACACCTGCTGTTGATCCTAAGAACGCTCAGTTGGTTGATTCCCTCAAGAATCAGACTAACATCCTTGATCTGTTCCCAGAGTTGTCTTATGATGAACTCAAGGACGTTATGGATAAGTGGTTGAATCCAGAAACCGAAACCGCTGAAGTTGAAGTTCCCGCTGGAACTGAGGCTGAAGAGGAAGTCGCTGAAACTCCCGCTACAGTAAAGGCAGTTGCTCCGTCTGGAGTAAAGACTGCTGTTCAACCAAAGGCAGAGACTAAGAAGGCTGCTTTTGTTTCCCCAACCGCAAGTAAGTCAAAGGGCGGATCTACTGATGTAGAGAAGGCTTTTGATGACTTGTTCAACTCCTAAAAACAATAAATAAAGCCGGTGGAGTTTTTTATACCCCACCGGCTTTCTAGTTATACACGTTATGGCAAAAAAATCAAATAGCGGACAAGAATCCAACAGAGACGATCTAATTGATCTACTCCAAAATGAGCTTAACAAGGCTAATAAGGATGGTGGAAAGATTGCGTATAGGTTGGATGAACAAGATAATCCGGCTGATATCACTGACTGGATCAGCACGGGATCATCTATTTTGGATTTAGCAATCAGCAATCGTCCTCACGGTGGATTGCCTGTTGGTAAAATGGTAGAATTCAACGGTCTTGAAGGCACTGGTAAGAGTCTTGTTAGTGCGCATGTCGTGGCCGATACCCAAAAGAAGGGTGGAATTGCAGTGGTTATTGATACTGAAAACGCTGCTGCCCCTGAGTTCTGGAAGAGTCTTGGTGTAAATCTATCTAAACTTCTGTATGTTCAATGTGAAACCGTTGAGGACATTTTTGAACAGATGGAGAAGATGATTGCAATTGTGAGAAAGTCTAACAAGGATCGTATTCTCACAATCATTGTTGACTCTGTGGCTGCTGCTTCAACAAAGGCAGAACTAGAGAGTGATCATGGCAAGGATGGTTATGCAACTGGTAAGAGTATCATTATCAGTAAGGCTATGAGAAAGATCACCAACATGATTGGTAAGCAAAAGGTTCTTACCGTGTTTACTAATCAGCTACGTCAGAATCTAAATGCTATGGCATTTGGTGACAAGTATGTAGTGAGTGGTGGTAAGGCTCTGGCTTATCATTGTAGTGTTCGTGTTCGTCTTAACAACACTGGTAAGCTCAAGAAGGGTGAGGAAATCATCGGTAATGAGTGTAAGGCAGTTGTTGTTAAGAACAGAATGGGTCCGCCCAATCGACTCGCTAATTTCGATATCTACTACGATAGCGGAATTGCCGACTACAGCAGTTGGATTAAAGTTCTCAAGGACAATAATCTGATCAAACAAGGTGGTGCATATTATACATATCAAAAGGATGATGGCACCGAATGGAAGTTCCAGTCTAAGGATTTCATTTCTACGTTGCAAACTGACACAAAGCTAAAGGAAGAAATTTACTTGAAGATTTGTGACGCAACTGTGATGAAGTATAAAGACCCTAACAGCAAGATTGTTGAAGACGCAGAAGTGTCGTCTGACGAAGAAGACGCTGGCGCTGAAGAATAATCATGAGTGGATTTACTTCCAACGAAAAGAAAAAGTTGTTCTCGTTGTTTGAGAACATCAAAGAGGATGTCGGGGCTGGTGGCCTTCAAAAAACTACCAACTCCGACATCCTTATCGTGGACGGTCTAAATACCTTTATTAGATCGTTCATGGCGGTTCCATCTATGAATGACGATGGAATGCACACGGGTGGGATTGCTGGTTTCTTGAAGAGTGTCGGTTATGCAATCAAACTATTGAATCCCACCCGTGTTATTGTTGTTTTTGACGGTAATGGTGGTAGTCAAAAACGTCGTAAGATTTACCCAGAATACAAAAAGGGACGTAAGACTCGTATCAAGTTCAATAGAACCTATGACGATATGTCTAATAGTGATATTGAGCAAAAGAATCTCAAGATGGAGTTGTTGCGACTAATCAACTATCTTGACGTATTACCAATTACTGTGATGGCAATTGATAATATTGAAGCTGATGATACTATTGCTTATTTGGCTGAACAAACATTCAAGGACAGCAACGTTACCATCATGTCATCGGACAAAGACTTTTTACAGTTGGCCAGTGACAGAATCAAAATTTGGAGTCCTACCAAGAAGAAGATTTTTGGTTGTAAAGAAATCGTAGATGAATATGGTATCACATGTAACAACTTCATTTTCTATAGAGCTATGGAAGGTGATGATAGTGATAATATTCCAGGCATCAATGGTGCTGGTCTAAAAACCATATTGAAGTGTTTTCCGTTTTTGGCAGACGAACGTCAAACTTCTCTGCAAGAAATTTACAATTACGCTGAAAACAACAAAGGCAAGTATAAGCTCTATGAAAAAGTGTTGAGTGACAAACTGACACTTGATAGAAATCATGAGTTGATGCAGTTGAAAGACACACAAATTCAGTCATTCACTCAACTCAGAATTGAAGAGATCATTCAAAAGCCAGTTCCCCATATAAACAAACTGGTCTTCAGCAAGTTGATCAACGAAGATAAAATGTGGAATAACCTACCAAACTACATGGTATGGTTGAATGAGACTTGGGGTAAGGTCAACAGTTTCGTAATCTAACCAGTATAAAAAGTTGAAGATGCTACGCATGTAGTGTAGCATCGTATTATCAAATAGAAAGTAACACATGAGCGACAAAGTAATTATCGACAACCTAAAAAAGTTTGGAAATGAATTCCAAGTTAAATGCATCGCAGGACTGGTATCTGATCGTCCATTCATTGAACGATTGGCAGACATCGTAGAAGCAGACTTCTTTGAGAATGAGGCACATAGATGGATCGTCAAGGAAAGTATCAGTTACTTTCATGAATATCGTGATCTTCCTTCACTCAACGTCTTCAAGGTCAGACTTGAAACAATTACCAACGAGGCACTCAAGGCGAGTATCGTTAACAGTCTAAAGTTGGTGTATCAAAAGATGAACGATGGTGATTTGAAGTTCATCAAGGAACAGTTTCTTGAATTCTGTAAGAATCAGAAGTTGAAGAATGCCATCATGGATGCCGCAGATTTGTTGGCAACTGGTGAGTATGAAAAGATCAAGAGCAAGGTTGATGAAGCTCTTAAGGCAGGCATGGAACGTAATCTCGGTCATTCGTATGAAGAAGACGTTGAGAAGCGTATGACTGTGATGGCTCGTAATTCAATCAAAACCAATTGGGAAGTAATTGATGGTTTGATGGACGGTGGTCTTGGACCTGGCGAACTTGGTATTATTACGGCTTGTGCCGGATCTGGTAAGTCTTGGGTCTTGAGTAAGCTTGGTGCCGAGGCAATGAAGCAAGGAAAGAATGTTCTTCACTTCACGTTGGAGTTGAATGAGAACTATGTTGGTCTTCGTTATGATAGTTGTTTCACTGGTATTGACTTCCAGAATATTCGTAACAATGTCGAGGTGGTCAAACAGAAGATCAACGAAGTGCCTGGTAAATTGAAGATCAAGTATTTCCCGATCAAGACAGTATCAGCTCATAGTTTGAAGTCACATTGTGAACGTATTCATACTCTGGGAACCAAGATTGATATGATTATTGTCGATTACGCTGATATTCTTCGACCAATTCACAGTGATCGTAATAGTAACAGTTATCAAGAAGCTGGTGGTATTTACGAAGAATTGAGAAGTATTGCGGGTGAACTACAAGTTCCTATTTGGAGTGCTTCACAAAGTAATCGTGCCGCAATGGATGAAGATATCATTCAGGCTAACAACATCGCAGACAGTTATCGTAAGATCATGACTGCCGACTTTGTTATGTCACTCAGTCGTAAAGTTACCGATAAAGTTAACAACACTGCACGATTCCATATCATCAAGAATCGTTTCGGACCAGACGGTTTGACATTCCCAAGTAAGATGAATGCCGGATGTGGTCAGATTGAAATATTCAGTGAATCTTCAAGAGAAGGTATGGCACTTCAGAATGAGATGATGGATGGTGAAAACCAAGTCAAGAAAATTCTGAAGAATAAGTGGAATGCCCATAGTAGCACAGACGACGAAGAATAATTCATAGTATGCCGTTGTAAAAAACCTGACAAAAAAAGTTTCAAAAAGTTCTGTCAGATAGTTTACAACGGCATTTTTGACACATAATTATTTATCACCATTGTAACAAATTTATGAACAAAGAGATTTTTATTAAAAAACGTAACGGTAAGGTAGAGAAATTCAACGCAGACAAAATCAATAAGGTTTTGCAATGGGCTACCGTTGACATCAAAGGTGTTGGTTTTGAGGAAGTAGCAATGAATGCACACTTGTCCTTCTTTGATGGAATGACAACCAAGGACGTTCATTCTATGTTGATCGAAGCAGCTGCAAATTTGATTAGTGAAGAAAAGCCTAATTATCAATATGTTGCTTCACGATTGTTGAATTACCATCTTCGTAAAGAAGTGTGGGGAGGCAAGAATCCACCCAAGTTGTATGACCTCACAAAGGAAAACATAACCAACTTGGTATATGATGAAGAAATTCTCAACTGGTATACCAAACAAGAGTTCGACAAGCTTGACGAATATCTGAAGCATGATCGTGATTTCAATTTCACTTATGCCGGTATCAAGCAGTTGTGTGACAAATACTTGGTGCAAAATAGATCAACCAAGAAGATCTATGAGACTCCACAGTTCGCATATATGTTGATTGCCATGACGTTCTTCAAGGATTATAAGGAAGGTCGGCTTGAGTATGTAAAGAAGGCATACAACTATTTTAGCAAACACAAGATCAATCTTCCAACCCCAATCATGGCTGGTGTGAGAACTCCAATGAAGAGTTATGCTTCATGTTCTCTATTCACCGTTGATGACACTCTCAAGAGTATCTTCAGCAACAACAGTGCAGTTGGTTTTGCCACTGCAAGTCGTTATGGTATTGGTTTGAACCTTTCTCGTTTGCGTGCCACCAATGCTCCAATTCGTAATGGTGAAGTTATTCATACTGGACCAATTCCTTTTGCCAAGGCATTTGAATCCACTGTGAAGTGTTGTCACCAGAACGGTATTCGTGGTGGAAGTGCAACTGTTAACTTTGCTTGGTTCCACTATGACATCATGGATATTCTGGTGTTGAAGAACAATGCCGGAACTGATGATAACCGAGTTCGTAAATTGGACTATTGTGTAGGATTGGATAAGTTGATCTTTGAACGTTTCCTCCAAAACAAGGAAGTTACATTGTTCAGTTATCATGAGTGTCCTAGTTTGTGGAACAGTTTTGGTTTTGCTGACTTCAAGGAAAAGTATGAAAAGGCTGAAGCCAACAAGAACATTAAGTTCAAGAAGAAGGTTTCTGCTCGTGAATTGATGGGTCTTCTTGCCAAGGAACGTTTGGAGACTGGTCGTATTTATACCATGTTTGTTGACCATGCTAACGACCACGGCAGTTGGTTGGAACAGGTTGACACCAGTAACTTGTGTCTTGAAGTCAATCATCCTTTGATTCCTATTGAGGATGTTAATGACAAGAACGGTGAAATTGGCGTTTGTATTCTTGCTGCTGTAAACTGGTTGGAGATCAAGGATGACGAAGAAATGAAGAGTGTGTGTGAAGTGATCGTCAGAATGTTGGATTCTTTGATCGAACACCAAAACTATTTCGTTCCGGCTGCTGAGAACTTTGCCAAGAGACGCCGTAGTCTTGGTGTTGGTGTAAGTAACTTGGCTGCTTTGTTGGCAAAAGAAGGATTGAAGTATTGGGATAAGAATGCTCCAAACTTTGTTGCCAAGTGGATGGAGAAGCAGAGTTACTATTTGATTCAAGCATCTGTTGAAATGGCTAAGGAACTTGGTAAGTGTGAGAAGTTTGACAAAACTAAGTTTAGTCAAGGAGTGTTGCCGATTGATACTTATAAGAGAGACGTTGATGAATTCATCACTGAACCTTTACATATGGATTGGGAAGCTCTACGTGAGGAAATCAAGAAACATGGTATGAGACATTCTACTCTTACTGCCTGTATGCCTGTGGAGTCAAGCAGTGTGATTCAGAGTTCCACCAACGGCATTGAACCTCCTCGTAGTTTGATCAGTTTCAAGGGAAGCAAGAGTAACATTTTGCCAGTGGTGGTTCCAGGCATTGACAAGTATAAGGAACATTATACGTTTGCTTTTGACATGCCTGATAATGACGGATATCTCAGAGTGGCTGCTGCTATTCAGAAGTTCACTGATATGAGTATCAGCACAAATACCTATTATGTTCCTTCAAGGTATCCTAGTAACAAGGTTCCAGTTCAAGAAGTTATTAAGGATATGTTGATGGCTTACAAGTATGGTATTAAGAATTTGTATTACGCTAATACCGATGATGGTGATAAACAAACCGCTATGGAACATAAAAAGACAGAGGCAGTAAAGCCTGAACCCAAGATTGAACAACAATCTGGTTGTGAAAGCGGTGCATGTGCCCTATAATGAAAGGAGAATATGAAGACTGTATTGAATAAAACTAATATTGACGCAACGAAGAATCCATTGTTCTTGGGAGAGGACTTGTCACTTCAACGATATGACAAACAAAAGTATCCGAAGTTTTATGATCTATATGATCAACAACTGAACTTCTTCTGGAGACCGCAGGAGGTTTCTTTGGTGAAGGATATTAGTGATTACAAGAATCTTTCTGATGAAGAACGATTTGTATTCGATAGTAACCTCAAGTTTCAAACTATGACCGACAGTATGTTGAGTCGTAGTATTCACCAAATGATGAAGCATGTCACAAATCCCGAGTTGGAGATTTGTATGAATACTTGGAGTTTCTTTGAGACTATTCACAGTAATTCATATACATACATTCTCAACAACGTGTATCCAGATGCTACCAAGTTCTTTGATAGTATTCTTGAAGACACCGAGATTGTAAAGAGAGCCAAGGCTATTAGTGAGAAGTATGATGCTCTTTTGGCAACCGACAAGGATGACATTCGACAACAGATCTTTGATGCTATTTTGGCTACACAGATCACCGAGGGTCTTGTTTTCTATGTGTCGTTTGCTTGTAGTTTCTACTTTGGATATCGTGGAAAGATGGAGGGTAATGCCAAGATTATTAAGTTCATCAGTCGTGACGAAAATCTACACGTTGCTATTACCCAAAATATTCTTCGTTATTTGAGTGAAAACAAGGAAGAA